AGGTTCTGGCGGGGCGACGGTCATTCCCCCGCATCCTGCTTTTCCGTGCGCTTTGCCAGCCGATCCAACACCGCCCGCACATACGCGCTTGCAGTTGTGCCGCGCTTTGCCGCCGCATTGTGCCAGCGGTCGAGTTCCTCGCGCGTGGCTTTCATCTTGAATTGCTTGTCTCGTGCCATGGTCGCTCCTTTTTCGGTAGCATACTTGCGGCGCGTGGCCACGTCAACCGCATTTTACCGCTTGACACGTGGCCACCATGGGCATAGGTTGATGCATACCAGAGAGGAACATGATAATGATCACAACTGCCCGCAAAGCCGCCGACGCTGCCAAAAAAGTTCTGAAGCGTTCCATAGTGATCAAGAGTGTTGATGGGGTCAATGGTTACACGATCTGCATCGGCTACACCGACCGGCACGACGACAGGGCGTATGACGCAATCACCACCGCCATCGGGCATGAGAACCTCGGGTTTGGCAAGATTGAGATTTGCGCCGAAATGGCCGGACATGGCGTTTCAACCGTGGAAGTAGTGTGATCCACACCAGCGCAATTGAGTAGGAATACGATATGACCCAGATCACCGAAACCACGCAGACCACGCATCACGCGGAAATCGTGACGCTGACCGGCGCGCCTTTGCCAGACCTGCAAGCCCGCGCGCATAAAATCTGGGAAGCGCGTGATGGGTTCCGCTGGCGCTACTTTCTGAGCCAGATCGACGGTGCGCCCAAAATCCAGATGGAATTTTCAAAAGGAGACGAAGCATGAGTATGACAGCCCACATCCACCGCGCCACGAAGGTTGAAGCAAAATCAGCGGGGCAGGGGACTTATTGGATTTCGTTTGAAGACGAGGCGAAGGACAACCGCGCCATCATCTTCTGCGACAACTTCGAAGTCGCCAAGGCAACCGCCGACGCATTCAATGACGCCATGGCCTACAGTGGCGCGAAAGACGAGGCCGATCATGAGCCTGCTTGACGACATGAACGCCTTGGAGCGTCATTGCCGCCGGGGCGGAACCGCGCAGGGCTGGTTCAACGGCACGGAAAAGCCGATCCCGCCCGACGCCCGCGATGAACCGATTGACCCGACAGCCACCATGAAACCCGGACGGGCATGGGAAAAGGCGCGCGGGGACTGACAGCATAGCCTGCGCGCCCGTTTCGCGCGGCTACCCGGCGGGGGCGACTTCCTCCCCGTCCTCGTCGGGACCAAACATAGGAGACACCGAATGAACCCCCTTCTACGCCACATCCGCCCCGCCCCGATCCGCGCCAGCCGCGATGACATTGGCGTTGCCGTGATCTGCATTGTCGTAACGCTGGCCTTGTTGGCCGCAAGCTATGGAGTGATTTGATGTTCCACCGCCGCAACCCATCCCCCGAACGACTTGGCCTGCGCGGCGTCGAACAGCGCGCAATCGAGGAAGCCCGCCGCAAAGACGCGGAACACCGGGAAATGATGCTGGAGGCCATGCGCGGCCTTGGCTTTGAGGCCGTCTGCGAGACATTCGCCGGTCACATTCTAGGACGCCCTGACGCCACGGCAGAACAGAAGCACGACGCAATTCAGCGCATGGCCCGCGAGGCGTGGCGCGACATTGAACCGAGATAGCCCGCCCGATCCCCCAGACGGACGGGTTCCCCGCCGCTTGACACCGAGAAACGAAGGCGGCGGGACCAAACATAGGAGACACAAAATGGACAGACACCCACTAGACGGCAACGCCATCGCAGCTGACCTGTATTACGATGATCTAGACGAAGAAGGCGCGGCCATAGGCGACCCGTGCAGGCGCTGGAACGAGCCTGACGAAGATTGCCCGAAGCCGTGGCAATGCAGCGGAACCATGGCGGAAACAGATGGTGGCTTTGTCGCATGTGATGTGTGCGGCGCGATGAAAAGCGGAGACTAACCATGAAACAGTACGCAATCGACGCGGCAAAAGAAGCTGCTGACAGGTTCATAGATGCTGTCGATGCTCACAATATTCGCGCGGGTCAGGATGATTATTTCCGCCGAATGAAGGGCATTACAGGTTTCAAAGAAACAGCCGCAGTTCGCCGCGCATCACTGGACCTGACCAGAGCACTGGCAGAAATGAGGAAGCCATGACACACGACAGATGGCAATACCCCGAAGACGTCCCAAGCGCAGCCATGCGTCAGCACCAGAAGCCGCGCAAAAGCTGGACCGGACGTGTCATGCTTGGCCTAGCCATTGCCGCCGTGATTACCTTGTGGGCAGGCGTGGCGCTGGCAGATACCGACGCGCAAGGACGGTACGTCCTGCATGGTGACGTGACCGCGCGCCCTGCCCCGCACCATTCTGGAGGTGGCAACACCGCGTCAGCCGCACGCTATTTCCTGCGCATTGCGGATCGCGGGCCGTTCCGCGTAACCGGCGATTGGTTTTCGTCTGGCGTTCTGGTCGTGGCGCTTGTCGCGGGGCCGGATGCTATGAACGGCTCCTGCATTGATCCTGGCGCGACCTTCCGCATTCACGAAGCGCGGGGAGGTGGTAATTCGGACGCCGCGCACGACGCTGGATATTCTGGCGCGTTCCTGCCGGCCCTGCGCGCCATAGCGGGCAGATCACCGTTCTACGCGCCGAAACCCTGCCAGCCGCCGACCTTGGCGGCATGGGCTACCCTGTTTGTGAGGATTGAGCGATGACAGAAAGCGAACGCAACTGGCTTGATGATGCAGAGGACAACGGGTGGCTCATGCCATCAGCCCCCAAATGGAAACGCCTGCCGGTGGTTCGTCACATCCGCGCGATGTATCATTCGTGGCGCGTGTCGCGTCATCAGCAAATGTGGACCGCCGCGACAGGTGCTCTGCATTCTGGTTATGACCGGTGGGTGATTTATGGCATGGCGCGCGGGTGGGAGACTGACCAATGACCGACGACACCTACGAAACCGAAAGCCACCACACCCCCGAGAGCCGCGACCGTGACGCGCGGATGGTGGGACATGAGATTATGACGGACGATCCTAAGTGCGAATCAGGGTGCATCTCATATTATGGCGGCGAAAAGAAACACCACAGAGACTGCCCCTATTACCCCGAGAGCCTGACCAAACTGAATGCCGACCGCATCGAAGCCCTGCTTGCCGAGCGTGACGCGCTGAAAGCTGAGAACCAGCGGCTGCGGGAGGCGTTGTTGCATCTTCGTGGGGCGTATGATTGCGCAGATGTTGTAGACGCCGCCCTGAAAGGAGACAAGACATGACTGACGCACCAACCGGATCGAACTCCGACGAATGGGCGCTGTTTCTCAGCGAATGGGGGACCGCCTATTGCGCCGTGCGGATTGCCGAGGCCATCGAAGCCGCCGAACAGCGGGGCTATGCGCGGGGGATCAAGGCGGCAGTGGAAAAAATGCGCAGGCTGTCAGGAAAGCTGGACATACTAGCCTGTGAAGACGTGCTGCAAATTGCTGACGATCTTTCCGCCCTATCCCCCACACCCCCGGCCCCTGCCCCGGTGACGGTGCAGGAAGCGGCGAGGGCATGGAAGGCTGCTCGTGAGGCAGCGATGAAGAACGTGACACCCGAGACATTCACAGAACTATCAAAGGCAGAGAGCGCATTGTCCCGCGCCCTCGCAGAACAGGAGGGGCAGTGATGGAAACCTGGGAGATCGCTTGCACTGCATATTTGTATGTCGTTTTGCGCATCATGTTTCCGTGGTCCTACGAGGTGAGGTTTGGCCGGTTTGGTGTCATCACCTTCTGGCGCAACTGGATAACCGGCGAGACGACCACCCTTCCACCCCGCCGCGCGATGGTGTAGAGTAGGGGCGGCGCGGTATGGCACGTAAGGTATTGTTGTGGTGATGGCGGGAAGCTCGCTGTCAGGTTAACCACCACCGGGACCGCCGCGCTCGACCCATAGCCGCATTGATGCGGGTGTATCACATAGCTTGGACGTATTTAGGGCAGCGTCGTTAAATAAACCTATCAGGCGATACACCCTCATGAGCGCGGCGGGGTTCGCACCCCGTAAGGGAGAACAGGCGGCGCTAACCTGCGAAGCGCAAGCCTGCTAGACGGTGGAAGTGGCGGCAAAGGGCCGTCACGCCTGAAAAGGCCCGTTGACCTAGCCCGCGCTCGACATAGCCGCTTTCCGGCGGTGTGCTTTATGCGTGGGTGTCCCAGCGGGGGTGACAACGGACACATCTAGCCCGGCAACCATGCGCCTGACGATTGGCTGCGATGCCATGAAACGCAAAAGCGTAGCGTGGAGCTTCCCAAGCCGGGGAATAACTGGAAGCCTAGACCCCGCACCTTCGCATAAAGCACACCGGCCCGCGTTCGACCCACAAAAAAGCCCCGCTCACCGGGGCAGAGGCAAGCGGGGCGGGGGACACGCGGGAACGCCGCGCACAGGATTATATGGGCAGATGACCCGCGCCCACGACCGGGATCAGGTCAGGCCGGGGAACCAGCGCACACAGCATCGACGCTTTCGATATGAACCCCGACAGAAATCGCATAGAGAACCGCAAGGTTCAGCGCCGCGTTGGCTTCTTCCTCCGCCTCTGATGCGCACTCTACAGGGTCAAGTAGGTCCGTAGGTAACTCCACCGCCCTGCAAGCCGTTTCGCCGCTCAGTGAAGCGCATATGGTCACGAGGATGGTTAGATTGCCGATCACTTGTCCGCCTCCAACGCAGCCTCATACTCCATCAGGATCGCGTCGATTGCAACAATCCGCCCGTTTGCGCATTCGACCGCTTCAACATGATCGGTCAGGATCAGCGCCACGTCGCGCAAGCTGTCATAGGCCCGCGCCTCAACCGTGCAAGGCTGGCGCAATTCACTCGGGACGCGCGGCCCCACCAGTTCCGTCTGTGCCGAACAGCCGGTCAAGATAATCGCGCAAAAAGTCAGGCAAGTCTTGGTCATCGCCACCCTCCAAGAGTGTTTCGCGCAGGTCGTCATATTCAGCAGCCCGCGCCGCGTTCGCTTCATTCTCAGCCGCCAGGATGATTGCCGCCGCCCGTTCCGCCTCCAGCGTCCGTTCCAGCGCGTCAGCGGCCCGCTCGGCGGCGATAGCGCGTTCTGTGGCCCGTTCCGCCTTCTTGCCCTGATAGCCGCCCCACGCGCCCGCTCCTGCGGCCACAATGGCCAAGACGCCCGCGACCTTCCAGCCAATGCCAAACATCACAGACCGCCCACCAGCGAACCATAGCGCGCCCGAGCATCGAAGCCGGGGCAAGCCTTGTTCGCATATTGACTGTGACCGGTGATCTTGCGGATTTCGGTCAACTCGCCAAGCTCTTTGAGATACTGGCGCAGCGCCGCGTCCTGCTTGTGGGTGAAGTGGTCAAAGAAGTCGTCGTTTTTGGCCGCACCGTGACCGCCGATCAGGCAAATCCCAACCGTGCCGCGATTGTGGCCTTTGACATGCGCGCCGTACTGATACAGCGACCGACCGATTGCAATCTGCCCTTCGCGCCCGATCACCCGGTGATAGCCGATATCACGCCAGCCCCGATCTTCCATGTGCCAGCGCCGGATTTCCGCGACCTGTTCTGCGAACGGCAATTCAGCAAACCACCCGGTTGGCCGCGTCGCAGCGCAATGGATGATGACTTCCGTGACGGGTTCACGGCCCGAGCCTTGGTAGATCATTTCTCTCGCTCCTTTTTCAGACCTGCGCATAGCTTGACAAGGCACCAGCGCCGCGCCGGATACCATGGCATTTCAATGCCGCGCCAACGCGCTTGTTCGTCATCCGATAGCTGCAACCGAAGCGCCCGCAGGTGCAGCACCCCGGCCACGCCCGCGCCGCCCTTGACGATCAGATCAATCCAGTCGCCCGCCGCGCGAAGCTGCGTCACGCTCATGATGCCCAGAAACTCAACCGCCCATTGCCCCCACACCTGCCAATAGGCGGTGTTTGTGACAGCAGCCAAGAAGCCAAGAAAAATCGCCATGCCTAGCGTCCCGTGCGCCGTGCGCCACCAGCCCCGGCCCGGTCGATAGGCCAGCATCACAAGCGCGCCCATGACCAGCAGGAACAGACCGCTAAGAAACGATACCCAATCACCGATCATCTTTCGCCACCGTCTCTTTTACGGTTTCGCGCAACAGCCGTTCTCGCAGATCGCGCAATTGCTCTTTGATGTCGTCTGTGGCCCGCTCCGCATCGCCTACGGGGTCCGCTTTCGGTTTCCGCTTCCATGGCGTCCAGATCATTGCCCGCCTCCCCGCGTCAGGCTGCGCACCGTTTCGATGGTCTGCATCAATTCGCGGGCGTGCTCCTGTTCCCGCGTGATCCGTGCGTCGTAGCTGGCCAGCAGCGCCTTGCTGAGACGCCACACCGCGAAGCCCATCGCCGCGATCACCACCGCCGATAACCCGCCGCCCATTTGTTCGATGACCTGGTTCCAGTCCATTACCTGTGCCCTCGAAGAACAGATACGCCATCCAGCGCCTCAACCCGCCGCTCCAAGGCGGAAACTCGGTCGTTTGTATGCTCATGCTTTTCTACCATCGTATCCAAAAGGGCCATCGTCTCAGGCACTGGCAGACCGCCCGCGCGCCACACCATCAGGCCCACACCGATAAACAGTCCGACCGGGAAAGCCACCAGCGCCACGGACCAGAGGGTTTGCGTCAACTCAAACATTTCCGCGCCTCCAAAGCCGCTCTGACGTTTCGCCATGATAGCACGACCATCGGACAACCGAAAATCGGCGTAGTCAATGAATAGACAAAAATCATCTGCATCGTGTCGGCCCATAGCCCCGCAATGCCGAACGCAAACACGGTCGTTGCCACAGTCACCCACCCGACGAAACGCAACACCGCGCGCAGCGCTTCCGGCCATGACCGTTGATAGACGCCAAGCAGCACGAGGAACGCGCCCACACATGGCGGCCCTACCCATTGTTCCGCACGTAGCGCCAGGATCACCGGCCCAAATCCATCATCGACCGGCGGGCTGTCCATAACCACCGCCGCAAGCCACATGAGCGTCAGCGGTACGAAATGCACCAAGGCCAGCAGCGCCTGTTCCCCCGCCCGGTCAATCATCAACCCGCCTCAGATAGACACCCAAGAGCCACGCCGCCATGACCCCGAATTGCGTTACGGTCACATACCACGGCACAAACGGAACCATCGCAGCCCCGACCGATCCCGTCATGAGAAAGCACCAGTCTTCCACGCAATCCCAATCCTGCCCGCCGTAGACGCGCCATTGCAGCGCCTCCCACACGGCATAGGCCAGCCCGATAAATGGCAAAGCGCCTGCCCCGAAATACCATGCCGCCAGCATCCCCAAGCCGGTATGCCCGCCCTGGTTCCGGGTTGCTGCGACCGGCTGGCCCTCGAAGCTTGACGGTGTGCGGAGAAGGTCAATCAGGAATGCCACGATCAATCTCCCGATATCTATTTGGATCAGCTGCGGGGCGTGGATATTGGTGATCTCGGGTGTAGCCACGCAACCTGATGATTTCTTCTTTGGTCATGTCTGTGTACCCACTACTGTTCCGTCGATAAGCAATCGACCGGAGTTATCCGCAGTCAGTTCGACTGCTGTTCCGTCTGGTTGGGTGAGCCAAAAACCAGCGCCATCAGTCAAAACACGCAGGTCGCCTGTGTCTGTTTCAAACCTGAAAAGATCGGTTCCAGACGAGTTCTTGAGGATGAAATCAGAGCCATTTACATAAAGATCAACGTACCCAGATGACGACCCAAGCCGCTGTATTCTGAACTGATTTGAGGATTGATAAGCCGCGACGACCAGTGGCCCAAGATGGATGTCCTTGAACGCACCCGAGAATGCACCGTTCACATCTGAAATGGCGGCGTATCCAATCTGGTCGAGTAGGCCAGATATCTTGCCGCCTTTCTCAATGTTGAAGACCTCAACGTAACCGCGATACCCACGATCAGAACTTGATCCCGGCTGGTCGCGCAGATTATCGCCAACGATTGCAGAATTGCCGGTTTCAAATATCTCGATGCCGCGCATCATCAAGCCGGGCGCACCATAGGCATACGTTGTTGACGTTGGGCCGTCGCTATCCACAACAGTATCGGTCACGCCGACATTTCTCACATTATCGACAGTGATGTACTCGCAAGTCGAATAGGGCCGGGTGAGAACACCAAGGTATGGATTTGCGCCGCATCTGACCAAATGGTTGCAGTCGATATCCACCTGCCCACCGCCGATGCGGACGTTTTTGCCCATCCCCCAAAGAAGCGCCCCGATGGTTCCGTAGGCACCATCATTTTTACCACTGACGGAGCCAATGGTGACGCCGCCTGCGTGTGATACCGCAATGACAGAAGAATATTCCCCGTTGTTCGTAAATTTAACGGTATCGTTGATCGCATAGCTACCCGTTGCCGCGCTCCACTCTGCGTGCGACGCATTATATGTTGCGATCTCCCAAACGTAATCTGTGCCGGTATAGGACGTGGTCGGCCTGTTCACCGTCTGCCACGGCCACGAGTTGCCTGCCGCTTCGACCCGCTTAAACGAAAAATTGAGCCGGTTGTCTTGCGAGGACTTGCCGCAATTCAAAAACTGGATAAAGCCTATGTGAACGCCCGAGTTGTCATCGCCGCCGACTTCGCCTTGGGTGTCAGTCCCGACCGCCGCGTAAACGATGTCACATTCTTCGGCAATGATACCGACACAGCTATTTGTGTAGCTGTCGTTTGACGGCTTCCCGGTCATATCCAGAGCTTGGAAGCAGTTATAAGCGCGAATGACGCCGATGCTGATGTTCGTGCATCCTCCTTGGAACGTAATCCCCCGTCCTCCCCCAAGGTAAGGGTATGCTGCGGATGTCGATTGCGCCGCAGAGGTGATGTTTTTCAGACGAATGTCGCCAGTAAGCGACCAGCCATCCACCCCACTAGCGCCAAGACCGTTGCACTCAGACGACTGCCCGTCGAACTTAAAACCGTCCCACGAGACATCATCATCACCACCAGCTCCGACAACCACATGCCGAACATCGACACCACTTTCCAGTGTGATCCACGTATTTGCTGCTTGGCGGATATTTGCTCCGGCTGCTGGCTTAATGCCGTAATCTGTCAGTGCCTCAAGCGACGTTTTTGTGACCAGAAGCACACCGCCTTCAATGACGACATCTCCACCGGCGGCCACTGCCGACTGGATTGCATCCGTCATGTCAGTCGTGCCGGGGGTTGTGTTATCTGCGAAGTGAAGGTTGCTAACACTCCCTGACCATACCCACCCGGCAAGGTCTGCAATCGGGTCCGTGCCATACAGCGCGTGACCGGCGGGCATTAGCACAACTGAGAGGTCAGGCCACGTCCAGACAGTGCCTCCGGGAACCGTGCGCGACGCAGCGACGTTGCGGTCATGGGCTGCGACTAGTCTGGCGCGCGTGGAGAAGTTCGGGCCTGCTTCGTACAGTTTGACGCCGCCTGCCGTGGTGGCGTGATGATCCGATGCGCCAGATGCAGCGACTTCCCAAAAACCGCCGTCATTCGTCTCGATCACGTCACCAGACGACACGCTATAACCGCTGCCAGCCGTGTATGTGTAGTCCGTATTAGCCAAGAGTTCCGTATAAGACCCGGCAAAGCTGAGATTGATTTTGCGCCGAACGCTCAGGAGGCTTTCGCCATTGGCAAAGGTCATTCGTCATCCTCCACAATGCGTTTCACATGCCGCGCCTTGATCACAAGTTTCTTTTCAAACACGACGCCGGGGGCATTGATCCCGCGCCGGTTTACGATTGTGCCGCGAACGGGAACAAGTTCTTCAACCTCGTCCTCGATCCGATCAAAAACAACGTGCCTAGCCACTGACGTATTCCCTTCTGCGAAGCATTCGAATGGTTCCCGCGTCAAAGCTGCCAAAATCAAACGAAAAACGCGCGGCAGAGACAGTTTGTTTAGCCGATACTGCTATAGTCGCGTCAGTGCCAGACGTGACGGACAAACTAGTAGCGACAATTGAATGGCCCTCAGCAATCCATTTTGTGCTGTGCATCCATCGCGCTACACGCGGCAGTTGCACTTGCAATGTGCCAAAAACCAATTCAGATGCACCCGTCAATCCTGACATGATTGCAAACGCGCTTGAATACGCGGCAGACGTATCTCGATAAAGGGCAATGTTCAGCGTTGTTGCGGATGCGTTGTTTGACGAAACGCCATCGAAAATAAACGCATATTCATAACCGTCTTCGAATGTCGGGCTGGTTATTGTCGCTACAGACCCGTCATCCGAGAAATCATAAACGTCACCCACTTCTGTGCTGTCAGTGTCGCTTTTGTCGAATGGGTGCCAGCCCGCCGAAAGCACAGGTGCGCCGGTTGCCCCTTCTGCCGCCGCCCGCACGTTGTCGCGCAAGCCGGTCATGAGCGGCTGCGTTACCGGGCTGTCCTGATCAACGTCGCCGTTTGCAATTTCAAGCCATGTCGTCACGATATTTTTCCTGCCTCTTGCCCGTCGCTCAGAAGGCCATTTGCATCACCAATATAGCAGTTTTTGAACGGCGCGCTATCATATCCCGGATAGTCTGCCGTCCCGCCTGCCATAATGTAATGAATGCGGCCATAGAGCGTTGTGTCTTCTGCCAGATACTCGATGATTTCACCCGGCACCTTTTCCTCGGCGCTGATGATCGTCCAATTGCGTTCTTGCCTGTTGCCGTATTGGTCAACATCAAGGTAGTGGTTGATCTTGACCGTATCCCCGATCCAATAGGACCGGTCCTTTGCGTCCAGCGCGAACCGCGCCTGAAACGGAACATCGACATAGCGCGTGATGATCTTTGACGCGGTGTTCTGCGCTAGGGCGTCCGTTGCCAGCCACCGCCCATACATTTTGCGAATGGACTTTTCGCCGTAAAGTTCGTCGGTTTCGCTTTCCAGATCGGCAATGATATACAAGCTTTTGTAGGCGGTTCCGTCATCCTCAGCCTTGGTGAAGTCCTGCCGATTGTAGTAAATCCAGATTTGCGACACACGTTCGCGCGGCTTTTCCGTGATAGCCATTTGGCCGGAAATAATGTTTGCACTGTCCGTGATTGTCGGCGGTTCCGCATCAACGCCGCGAATGGATTTCCACTTGACCAAGCTGTCGCGCTCATTCCACCACAGATAGAACATAGCCTGCTGTTGAAGCTCTGAAATCAGCGTTGAAACGGCGGTTGGTTCGGTGATCAACGCCGTGAGGGTGTAGAATGACATGTATTGGTCAAACTCTGCCGCCCAACCTGCCGTATCCAGCCAAGTCGGATCTACCCCAGCATATGTCGTCATCAGGTCTTCCACAATGTCATCGGCCCGCTCCACGGTATAGCGCAGGCACTCCTGCACCGCCGTATCAACCGAATGCGCGCTTGCCGTGGTGTTATCCGTTCCCCGCGTTACGCCGGTGAAGGTGATGCCGTTGGTGCTGGTCGCGCGACCGGTGTAGGTCATGATTTCATCACCCACGCGCAACGTTCCTGTTGCCGGGTAATCCGCTTCGACCGCGTTTGCCACTTCAAAGCTCGTGGCGCTGTCCGTGATGCCCGTGTAAAGCAAGCCGGGGGATGCCAGCGGGGCTTGCGCCTTCCGTTCTTCCAGCCGTGCCAGAACGTCTTTCGCCTGTATCCTGACATTGCCGCTTGCGTCTGGCCACGTCACGCTATCCATGAAAAAGGTGCGGACGTTCATTTCGTCCAGCGCTTGCCCCTCATAGCCTTCGTAGACCTTGATCACGATATTGCGGCGGTATTTGTTGCGAATGAGCCAGCGCGTCCAGAATGACCCGCGCGACTTGTCCAGCGGGTTCCATGACCGGCCATCAACGTAAGGATCGACAACGCGGTCAGTGTGCGGGTGATCTTTGATAGTGATCGAGCATAGCGCCCGGTTGCCAATGCCCTGAGCATCGCTATTTGATCCGGCTAGGTTTACCTTTGTCGGGCTGGTCGAAACGCTGACAAGCGACGGGATAAGATAGACAGGCATGGTCGCGTCAACATCAGTCGTCGCATAGTCAAATTCGTCGCCCGTGCTATCCGCCCACCACATGAGGTCATCCCAAGAGCAAGCGTCATCCCATGCGCCACCGTCCAAGCAAGCGTTATACTGGTGCTGCGCCTGCGACCTGTTGAGGGTCGGCAGAATGCCATCTTTGCCGAAATACAGGCTCAGAGGCGTGCCAAGCGCAAAGTTGGCCGTGTCCTGACAAGTGAAGCGAGTGTTATAGCATTTAACATCAGCCCCGCCGGATGCCGTGCAAGGCGCGCTGCCATACGTGTTTTCGCAAAACGGCTGCTGGATTTCGACGATCTGGATCGGCTCTCGCCCAGGTGTGGTTTCGTCAAACATCAGTCATAGCCCCGCGACCGGATCGACATGGAAACGGACATCAAGTCCTTGATGCCCATATTCTTCGGGATCGGCGTTTCATCCAGCATGGCATATGCGACGTCGCCGTTGTCACCGGGACGCCATGCAATCCAGAATGGCTCACGCTCAGACGCAAGCTGGAAATCACGCCAGTTGTTGCGCACCCATGTCGTGGTCAGGTGCTGCCATGCGTAATCCGTTGCGCCATATGTGCGCTGGATGGACCGGCCCAGAAACTCGCCTGTCTCGCTGTAGTTGCTCCGCATGACGGTTTGACGTGCCGTGTTGATTGGCGCGTGACCGCCAAACAGCGGGCGCTGCATTTGCATGGACAGGCCGAACTTGACAGCGCCAATTGTCGGGGCTGTGCCGCTGCTGACCTGAATGCGCCACCGCTGCCGCGTCTGCTGGCCAAAGATCACCATGATCGGCGCGTCTGACGTGATTGCCGTGGCTGCGATTAGGCCAGACCAGCTTGACCCGTTCCAATACTGCACCTGCAACGTGTTGCCGTTGGTGCCCATGGTATGCGCCGCGATGCAGCAATAGTCGCAAGTTGCGGTTGACCCGTGGTCATATTCCCACGTCGCGGCAAGGCTGGACGGCTTCCACTTCTCATAGGTCAGCGAGTTATCCGGCCCGTCCGCGAAATAGCCCGTTGCCGTGTTGGACGCCGTGACAGTGCCGCCGGTCAGCCAGTTCATGCTATGAGCAATCCGCGCATGTGTTAGCGGCTCGTCAGAACCCGGCAGGCTATAGCTGGTTTGGAAAATGACAGTCATCAGACAACCCTCACGATGGCCCCATCCTCGACCGCTTCATTTATACCATTGATCAAGTTGATCACCTGATCCCGCGAGAACATGTTGCCGCCGGTTAGCTGGATCGCCACATTGCGCGACACTTGCGGGCTTTGCGCCGCCCCGCCGCTTACAGCACCACCGCCAGCCGCACCGCCGCCTCCACCGCCTGCACTGATAGACTTGATGGAATTGGCAAAGCCGATGCCAGCCGCCAAAACGCCAGCCGCCGCGCTGACCTTGGCAAACCACGGCACTTCCGGCGAGGCAAGAACCTGAGACGCAGCCCGATACGCATTGACAAGGGCCTCTGCCGCGCCGAACGCCTGCGCTACCCGCATGGCCCGTTCATTGGTTTGGCCGATGGCCGCTGCAATCTTCTGACCAGACTGCAACACGCTTGTCAGGGCGTCGCCATGGCCCGCCCCGCGAATGGCTGCTAGGCGTGATTGATATTCTTCCTCAAGGCGCAAACGGGCTTCGTTGTGACCGCCAATCGCCTCAAGTTCCGCTTCGTTCGCTTGACCAAGAAGCGCAAGGCTTTCCTCATACCACAATTCAAGCGTCTCGCGCTCAGTTTGCAGACTTTCGACAAGGGCGGCAATTCGACCACCAAAGGCAGAGCCACCTCCGCCGCCCCCTCCACCGGTCGGCGCAGCCGGAAACCCCATATCACTACCTGCGCCCGCAACTGGCCTTTCGGGCATTCCCAAAGACCCACGGCCCGCACCAGCGCCGGTAGCAAACACAGGGAAAATCGCGTTTGCCAGTCCCGCCGCTTCATCCCCGGCCCGCGAAAGCGCAACGCCAACGTTGATCGTCGCCGTTTCCAGCGCATTCATCTGCGCAAGGGCTTCCTGCAACGGCTCCGGTATTCGCCCAAGCTCGATATTGTTGGCAACAAGCAGCTCACGGATACGTGCAAGCGCACGGCGTTGTTCTGGCAGGGTATTCGCGCGGCCAAGCGACTGGAATGCACCGGCCATTTCAACGGCGGCATTACCAGACAGCCCGAATTGTCGCGTGACTTCCCTTGCCGCCCGAGACATATCATACATCTCGTTTGTGCCGGTATCGCCCAACTCCTGCACAACCCGGATATTCCTGACAATCCGGTTCGTCAGCGTCTGCAAGGAACCTTCTGTAACCGATGCTGCGAAAAGCGTTTCAGCCCGCGCTTGGGCAAGCCTCAATTCCTCAAGGGCAAGTTCCCTGATCCGCTGCGAAAACCGGCCATATTCCGCGCCAAGTTCGGACGTTGACATATGCAGAATGCGGGTTGCGCGTTCAACGCGGCCCTGCACCGCTTCCAAAGCCTCAAGCGCCTGTTGAAAGTCTTGCGTCCGGCGCGTCGTTTGTTGCATGGCGAAGGCAACGGCGGGGATGCCAACAGCGGCAAGCGTACCGATCACAGCACCAACGGCACCAAACGCGCCAGCCAATTGCGGCAACTGCTGCGCCATTACAGTGCTGGTTCGCGTTCCAGCCTGCATCTGCACCGCAATATCCTGCAACTGAAAGCTGACTTGCTGAATGCGCCCGCGCGTCTGGTTCGACACGTTGCCAAGGTTGCGCAGCGACCCACCAAAGCCGGTTGCGGCGCGTTGGGCAGTCGGGGCCGAACCCGCAACCTGCCCAAGCCGTTCATTGACGCGCCCTAGGCCAGCCTCAGCCTGCCGGGTGTCCGCGCTAACTCTAACCTCGATTTCAGGAAGTGCCATTAGCAAACCTCAGCAATTCGTCGGCCTCATCCTGCGTGAAATGGCCCTTTTTACGTGGCATAGACGCCGCGCGATGGCCGATCTCCAACAAGACTTCACCCAAGGTCATTTCCCAGAACTCGGAAGGCTGTATTTCAAGAGCGCGGGCGGATAAATACAGGTTATCCCAGTTTATTCCGTCGCTGCTTTCTTCTCCTGCCCCGGCTTTTCCTCCGGGGCTGGCAGGTTTTTTAGCGCACTCGGGGGCACGATTGCATCACAAACTTGCCCCGCAATGGCAAAGTAGCCCTTGCCCTGATTTTCGTAGAAGTCAGCCATCAACTCGCTGTAAATCTCATCCTCGCTTGCCACCCCACCCGCAGACCGGATGAATTCGCAAAGGATGAACGCCGTTTCAGACGCAAGAACGTCCGTGCTTGCCCTGCCCAGATAGGACACAAGCGGAACCTCGCGTTCAATGCGGCGAAGCAATTTGTTGGACGGCGTGACATTGTATGCCTTGCCGCCCCATTTGATTTCGACTTCCCGAAAAACTGACATGATGCCCCTTAAGCTGTCGCGGTGAAGGTGATGGAACCGGCGGACATGATATTGCAGGTGAAGGTTGTCGGGTTGCTTCCCTCTTCACCGGTCAACTCGAAGTTGCCAAGGAACCACGATCCGGCCCAAGTGCCGATACCAGGCATGGCAATATCGAACAGGTGCGCAGCCGTGGGGCTGTCATCTGCCGCAAGCGCGACAAGCGTTCCATTGGTCAAGACGCCCTCGACATTCGCATCCATCGACCACACGCCGATATCAGGCATAAGGGTGCGAACACCAGCATCATCCTTGTCGGTAACGTCGATTGGTTCGCGGTTGATTGTCAGACTGTCAGTCCGAGCGCCAGCAATGGCCGTTGCGGTTCCGCTGGCGACCGTTTTGTATTTGATCCGCAGTTTGCGGCCTGCATATGCCATGGTTAGGCCTCCTGATAGATGATCCGAAAAGTGAGAATGTGCCGCCGGGTTTCGCCGTCAGCATCAAGGGCCGGATCGACGCCCTCGAATTGCGTAAGAACATGAGTCGCGCCCGCTATCGACAAATCCTGCCGATGCAGAATAGCCGTGATGCGGTCAGAGATTTGCGCGCCTTCGTCAAAATCACCAGCCCGCGACCAAACGTCGATCTGGTAAAGCTCATCACCGCCGATGATGCTTTTCGTATCCCATGGCGTCGCCGCCACCGGGAAGAACGTCATATAAGGAAAAAACGAATTGTCGTCGGCATCTTCCTGCGGAACGTCTGGATAGATTGCGGGCGTGTCAGCCCATGCGGTCGATAGGTAGCCCGTCAAGGTCGCGTCACCGCTTAGAACGCTATAGAGCGCCGTTTGAACTGCGGTCTGCTTCATCGTGCGGCCCTTTTCAGGTTTTCAATGATGCGCTTGCGGAATTCCTTGGCTTCCTTTTCCGCAACCGGACGCCAAACCGGGCGGGGGGCCAATCTCTTACCGTTTTTCAATTTCGCGCCGTATTCAAGATAAAAGGCGTAAGCCAATTTTGAATAAACCGATCCAGACAATCGCCCTGGATTTACCTTGATCGAATTAACAAGCCCGCCGGTATCCTGAGAAGGAGCTTCACCCGGCGCAGATGCTTGGTGCGTCCGGCGCGGGTTGTATTTCTCATACACGCGCCCCGTTGCAGGCCCGCGCGCAATCCGGTTCTTCACTTGCTCGTCAATTTCGTAAACGGTATCTTCCACCGCATCGGCAACAGCGGCGTCAAACACCTCATCCAAGTTGCTAAACGCCCTGCGCAGTTCTTCCATCCCGGCAATCTCAATCCGAATGGTCATGTTGCCGCCCCGCCGTCAAGGTCGATCACAAGCCACCGATCTGCGAATTCCGGGTTCTGGATGTACCGGATATTGTAGACGCGGCTATTGAACGACACCCGGTCCTCTTCCGTCAGGCCCGAGAAATACCGCACCACAAGACGGTTGCGCGTCTTGGCTTCCACCCGGTCGGCCTGATATGCCTCAGACCCGCTCAGGGGCTTCATAAAGCCGCGTGTCGGTGCGCCAGACAGCGTGGACCAGCTTTCAGTAAATCCGCCGGTTGCCTTGCGCACACGCGCCTTTCGCTGGAACGTCACAACGTGCTTTAGAAGCCCAGAATGGTAATCGCAGCATTTCATATCGTTCGCCTCACCACGACAACGCTTGCCGATCCGCTGTCAGCCCGCGCCCACACACGGGATTGCCCCGTTTGCTGCTGGCAGTCGAAATCCCACTTTGGCGGAAAGCTTTCGACAAGAATGGATGCAGCCGTTAGGGCCGGGGCGGTCGCGCTGGCATTGAAATGCAGCCTGACGTTTCTTGCCGTGCTGACCTGCAAGGACAACGCATTGTTGCCGCCAAGAATTTCCGTCCATGCGCCAGAAGACAGGGCAAAGGCCAGCGTCTGCATTAGACCCGCTTGATCTTGTATTGGCCCATGATCGAACCCGCCCCGCTATCGTGCATGGCGTCACCCATATCGCACATATCGCCGCGATGACTGTAGAGATACGCCGCAAGCTGCTTCACGGCCCGCTTGAGCGGCGCAGGAACGCTTGACGCATCAGCCCCATATCCCGCCGTATAGACGATCTCGATGGCATTGTTTGCCCGCAGCGCAACCGGCCATGTTGCCCCGCGCTGCAACGTGATCCGCCCCGGCGTCTGGTACGTGTCAACGTCAAACGTGCTGGCAATTGTGACTGCCGTGCTGGTCCCGTCCTCGTCGTATACGGTCACGCTATCCACCGTTGACAAAGGCCAGCGTGGCAAGCGCAGGTCGGTATAGGACGCGGGGCCATAGAGGTCGGCAATGGACCCGTCTCGGATGCCATCCCACCATTCCTCACGCCCGCTAGGCCAGCGATCAATCGCCATGCGCCAGGACTGGTCGATCATCGCAACGGCATAGGTGTTTTCAATGGCCTCGCGCGCTTCTGCCACAAGCTCATTCGCATCGGCATCGGGCAAAGCTGTCGCATCCTCGCGCAAGTAATCGCGCAATTCAGCCGCCGTGACCGGTTCCGCAGCCGGGGCAGCGGTTTGCACATGCCCACGGTATTGATGCAGCATGATGGGCGCGGAAAGTGCCATTACTGGTCAGCCTTCTTTGGGCGACCGCGCTTTTTCGGTGCGGCCTTGGTTTCAGTCGGGGTCACGATCTTCGTTTCCTCGCGTGGGTCGAACATTGCCGACGCCGCGCGATCTGCAAGCGCCCACTCCGCAACCTGCCCCGTGACAATGGTGCCGAATGAAAAGGTCTCAACAATGGCACCTTTCGGCGCGCACTTGTAGCCCTCTCGCTTTGTGATTTTGGCTCGTGTCATGTGATGCCCTCTCTTACGTGATAGCTGGACGGCTGGTCGTGGTTATACCGCGCCTCAACTTCCTGCGCTGTCGGCAGGTCGCGCGGCTCAAACGTCACTTCCCCATTGTCCGCAACATTCACCTTGTACCCGTCAAAGCCGTAGAGCTTGCTGTCAGGGTCTTCACAAGCGTCCAGCAGGCTTGTGTTTGCGGATACGTTAATCTTGATGCCCCGCGCCCGTGCCGCCGCCAGCCAGAACTCCACACACGCCCGCCCGCGTTCTGCCTTGTGGCTGTGCTGGTAGCTGAAATCCAAACCGAACAGGCTTATGACGCCGACACGCGCATGGATGGCAAAGGCAACAGCCCAAGCAACCGTGCTGTTGAAATACACCATGCCAAGGTCTTGCACCACGTCCTGCACCGGATACGGCACAAGGCCCGGATATCCCGGTTCAATGTGGCTGGTGTAGATCGGCCCCGAATGCCCCCGCATCCATTTTAGCATATTGGCAATGTTGCTTTTGGGTTGCGCCTCTGCCCTGCGCTCTTGCACCCGAACATCATCCATATGAAACACGCGGTCGCACTGAAACACACCGCCCACGTTATTGATGCCCCAAACCTCGTCACAGAACGAATGCGACCCGCCAAACCGCTTGGCGAAGTCGGTGAAGTCGTCAATGCTAGGCCCCATACCAAGGATCGACACATGCTTGCCGCGCAACTTGTGGAGCGGGTCACGCTCACACCGTGCGACCAATGTTCGACCCGGCTTGTCACCAACGCCGCTTTCCGGCCCTTCTTGGTGCGCCATATCGCGCACTTTCCAGCCGCAATCGGTCAGCAGCTTGCGGAAATCGCTTTCCGTGTAGTGCCGATGATGAAACGCAATCCTGTCTTCGTATGGAAAATGCGTTTCGTTCGGGACGCTGGCATAAAGCTCCTGTGCATCAATGCCCGTCAGTAGTGGGCGAGGATCGGCAATGTGTTCGATTGTCTCAAAGCACACCGCCGCGTCAAACTCGCCCCCCGGCGCGCCCTCCGATAGATCGGTTTGGGAGTAGGACGGGCCGGGATAGTATTGGCGCGCGTATTTCAGCGCCTCGTCATTCACGTCTACCGCCACAACGTCGCGGCCCTCTGCCAGCAATGCGGCCCCATATCCAACGCCACACGCGGCGTCTAGAACCCTTGCCCCTTTGGCAATGTGTTTTGCCGCCCATTCATAACGGGCAACGTGATCGGCACGGATGCCGTCGCGGGTCGGGGCAACTTGCCGCTCACCGCTCAATAAATCTGGATGATACATGCCGACTCCCAAGGCAGCAGGTGAAGGGCGGGCCATGACAGCCCGCCCGAATTGTCTTAGGTCGCTACAGGTGCGCGGTGCGCATTGCCCAGAACGGCAGCAGCCGAAACCGGGGTGCCAGCCGTTGCCGTCGAAACGATCTTGGCTTGCACGTAGCGCTTGCCGCCAATGTAGCCGATCCGCTTGGCTACCTTTTCGGTCGAGCCGTCAACGCGGGTAGCAGCCGCAAGTCCCGCAGCCGCTTCGGTGCCGAGAAGATCAGCAGCCGCAGCAGATGCCATGGAACCGGTCGCATCACCGTGCAGGATGGTCGGCGTGAAGGTTGCCGCCGTGGCCGTGATGGCCCCGTAGTGCAGCACGAATTCCACGCTGTCATATCCCTTGCGGTCGATGATGGAACCGGTCTGGCCGGTGCCGGTCGTGCCAACCGCAACAGGTGCGATGCAGGTGACAACGTTGATGTTGTTGTGAAGATCACGCATTGGTCAGCCCCTTACGCTTTGAAGTTGATGATCTTGAGCGCGTCGAAGTCCACCACGTCACCACCGACACGCTTGGTCGAATAGAAGTGAACGTAAGGCTTGTTCGAGTAGGGGTCGCGCAGAACGCGAATGCCCATGCGATCAACGATCTGGTAAGCCGCGCGCATGTCGCCCACAGCAATGGACAGGGAACCGGTCGCAAGATCGGGCATGTCCTCGAAGGTGGCAACCGGATAGCCCAGCAGCGATGCAGGCTGACCGGCAGCGATACCGGGCGACCAGATATAGGCCCCGTCGCTGTCTTTCAGTTGCCGCACTTCGGACATGGTGCTGCGGTTCATGAACCACGTTGCATTGTTCCGATACTGCTGTTTCAGCGCATACAGCGCGTCAAGCAGGGTGTCACCACCCGCCGGGGCAGCAGTAAAGCCGCCGTTGACGCCGGTGTCGAATTGCTCGATTGCGCCAAGCTGGTAGGTGCCTGCCGTGGTCCAGTCGCCGTAGTCAAGGAAACCACGCGGGCGACCGACGCCGCCGCCAGTCACAAAGGCAGTTGCCTCGGTGCGGGCGAACTTGTCGCCAACCTTGTCAGCAAGCCATTGCTCCATGTTGATTTCGGCATCATCCAGGATCTTCTGAGTTGCCGCCGGGTTGGCATACATCTCATGGGTCGGGATGCGCCAGCGCTTGAGTTCCGGGGTATTGGTTTCGGCACGAGAGCCGGTTTCCTCAACCCACGAAGCCGCCGCCTCGTCAACATCGTGCAGCCCTTCAAGCGCATCGGTCGAAATCACCTGCACAGACGCATAGGCGCGCATGGGCGAGGTGTCGAAGATACGTTGGACCACACGGCCATTCATGTCCGGGTGAACGACGTAGCCGCCATCGGGGTCGGAACCAACCGAAAGCGCCTTGACTTCGGCACCGTCCAGCATCTTGTCATCGTGGCGCAGATACTTGCCAAACGCGGACTTGTATTCGTCCATATTGGAAGCACTGTAGTCCTGCACCATCGAGCCGCGCCGCTTGCCTAGCGTTGCCGCCCAGTTGAACGCTTTGGCGTCAAGGTCGATCTTCTCGCCCTTCTCGTCGGTGATGACACGCTGAGACCGCTTGACCGCAAGAACAGCCTGTTCGGCAATCTCATTGGCCTTGGCGATGTCCGCGTCGATCTTGGACAGCTTTTCCTCGGTCACGGGGTCAGCCGCGCCCTTTGCCTCGATCTCCTTGAGGCGTTCGTCATTCGTGCGCTTGAATTCCTCGAACGCAGAATTCAGGTTCCCGATAGCATCGTTCACCTGCTTGATTTCAATCTCAGCCATTTTTCAGTGTCTCCTGTAGCTGATTGATTTGGGTCATGAGGGTTTTGACGCCCTCGCTTGCCGCCTCATCCGCCACAGCATCCCGCGTGTCGGTTAGGCCCTTGAAGCCGTGCAGCGCAATGGCCGTGGCTTCCTTCCGGCTGTATCCTGCATCCCGCAGGAACCGCTCGAATTCTCTTTCGGTGGTCAGGGACTTTACGTCCGTGACGGTCGCTTTCTCGTTCATCGGGAACGTGACAAGCGAAATCTCGTACAGGTCCACCTCGTCAAGACGGCGAACACTTCCATTGCCTTCCTGACTGGCCTGCTTGGTAACAAACCCGATAGACATGCTGTCCAGCGCGCCCATGCGCATGAGCGCCATGGCTTCGCGGCCCTTCTGCACTTCCTTGGAAATCCGGCCCTTGACGTAAAGCCCGCGCTCGGTTTCCTCAATGCTGTCCCATACCCCAATCGGTTGGGTCATGTCGTGCTGCCAAAGCATCCGAACTTTGCGGCCCCCAAGCGATTTCTGGAACGCACCGCGCGCCACGATATCCATGCCGTTGTCAATGTTGCCGAACGTGCTGGCATAGCCCTCAAACACGCCATCCGCATCCGGCTCTTTCTTGATCTCGAATGAGATTGCCTTGTGTTCCATATTACCGCCTCACGTATGCAACTGCGCAACGGCAGTTGATTGTATTGCCGGGGCTGGCGTTTGGATCGCCTGGAAAGCGCAACGCTTCTGTGCCGCCGTTTTTATGGGGGACTTGAAACAGACCGTTACCGTCTTCCCGTCGCCCGTTCATCACGCGATGATTGAAATCATCAACTTCGGCGTCTGCCTCGCCAAAATCTCGCGTCCTTGCGTCCTCTGTCGAAATCCATTCGCGCGTTCGTCGCGTTCCGATTGCCTGCGACGTGCGCCATGCGCCGTAGTTCGCCGCGCCGTGCGTTTCCGTCCTAGCGATCAGGTTAGCGCGATAGCGGGTCATGGCTGGCATAACATCCGTCAACCGCCGCCCGATCTGGTCAACGCCCTCGCCTTGGTCCTGCCCTATTACGATCAGGTTGATGATCAAGCGCCGCGTGGTTTCTGTGATGCCCACGATCCGCCGCCTGATGGCTTCCTCTTGCAGATACTCAATCGCCAGTTGCTGAAAGAACTCGGCCCAACTCTTTTTCTCAAGCGGCAGTGCCGACTTCATTTCATGAACGCCAAAAGCGCCCATCATGTCCCCCGCGACGGCTAGGAACGCATCGGCAAGCCTACGCTCAAAGTCATCCGGCATTTGTGGAGCGGAACCCGTCCGCATGTATTCCGCAATCATCCTTTGCGACGCGCCGTCCATGACAGACCTGTAGCGCGCCGCGTATTTCCGTTCTGCCGCGTCCAGAATGCGGTTCTGACGGTCCCGCTCGTCCTGCGGTGTCATTTGTAGCCCAACACAGCCGCAATGGTCTTGGCGTCCGGTTCCGGCTGCACAGGGGCACGTTGCGGCAGTTGATTGCCCTGCCCGCCCTCAAGCGGGCCATACCCAACAAGCTCACGCTGTTCATCAACCGTCAGGAACATTGCCTTTCCGGCGATCTCGAATAGCGTTTGCTTTTTGTCCGCAATGGCCGGGATTTGATCGAGCTCCGGCCTTACTTCCAGATCACCAAACTTAGGGCCAAGCCAGATTGTCCATTCATCAGCAACCCGCGTGGTCAGCGGGATAACCGTATCTTCCCAGAAGGCAAGGCGGGCCTCCTGATAGTTCGAGTAGGTGTTATCGCCCGGAATTCCGAGCATCATCGGCGGAACGCCAAACGCCAGAGCAATATCACGCGCCGCGCTGTTCTTCGTTTCGATGATTTCCATGTCAGCCGGGGAAAACCCCATGCCAACCCAATCAAGCCCGCTTTCCAGAAGCATCGGGCGACCGCCGTTTTTGGCCCCCGTATATTGTTCTTCGATCTGCGCTTTCAGGCGGGCGAATTGGTCGTCTGACAGTTCATCCTCTGATTTCAGTGCACCACTTGGCCGCGCGCTGTTCTGCAATAGAGCCTGCACCCAAGCCATTGCTTCATTGTGCTGATCAACGCCATACGCACCAGCCTCAACCGGCGAAAGCCCGTACCAGTCATTGACAGGGTTGAATAGCTTAGAATGCCAAATGTCAGCATCGCCAGCCTCGTCAACGTCAAACCTTACCTTGCGACTACCAACAGCGTATTCGTATTGCCTCACATGGCCGTTCGCGTCTGGAATGACTTTCATGCGATCCGGGCGCAGGTTGTATATCTCCCTTGGCTCCTGCCCAACCGTCACGCGCTCTTGATACGCATTGCCAGAGATCATTTCATAGCCGACCCGCTCCATAAGGTAGGATGCGGTTGTCTGCTTTGGGTTTGGGCGGGCGATCAGGTCCAGCAACGGCGTTTCCGTCACTTCCGTTTCCCCGCGCCATGCGGACCACTTTACCGATCCGACTGCCTCACCAATCTTATTGATGCACTGATAGGCTACGACATTGCGGACATATGCCTCCTTGGCGAAGCTGGTGTAATCGCGCGGCGTCCAGACGGCTTGCCCCGGCGAGAGAACCATCGTTGCCGCGACAGCGCTTTCCTTTGTTTCCGCGCGGCGGAATGCGTCAAATAGCTTCATAAGCGGCCCCTTACAGCGCCCGAAGTCGCGGGGCGGCTGCTGGCCCGAGAATGTCGCATATCGCGTCAATCGTCGGGTCTACTTGGTCATCATGTGCAGCGTTCGGAAACTGCGTGAATTCTGAGAGGTATGAAGACAGCCACGGCGCGTCACGCGGGATAAGCACGTTGCCGCTTTCGATCATGGGCGCGGCGTCCATTGCCCTCGTCACCTTGTCAATGTTGCGCTGAAGGGCAATGACCGGGATGCCCTCGCGCTTGAGCGTCTGGATTAGCCCCGTTCCGCTAACCTTGTCTTCCACTTCCATCTTGCGCAGCGTCCCGCGCCCGGTCATGGCCTTGTGCTTGTTCCAGAAGGCCCGCGCTTGCGTTAGCAGGTCAGGCGCTTCCCATTTGCCGCGAAGCTGGTCGAGCAAGACCGCCTGCCCGTCCTCAGACCGGCCCCAGCATTGCAAAACTGTGTAGTCGTTCGCTTCCTTGGTTTTCTGCGCCGTGTCCACGTAGATAGCGCGCCAGACAATGCGCGGAGGCTCCACATAGGTTCGCCACCATTCATCCTTGAACAGCCCGCCGCCAATAGGGGCAGGGCGTTGCATGTATTGGCCTGCATAGACATAGGCGTTGGCCGCTTCCATCCGGCGCAGATCATCCCGGCTGAATTGGTCAGGCCAGAATGACAAGTCGTCAGCGTCAACCGCCGGAATGTTCAGGTGTTCCCATTCCTCGCCATTGCCGCCGTCCAGAAGCCACCCGCTTAGGTCGCGCTCATGCAGCCGCTGCATAATGACAATGATCGGCGTGTCCCGCGTGTTCAACCGGCTTTCCATAGTGGTGGAAAACCAATCAATCACATTCTCGCGCATCGTGTCACTTGTCGCCTCACCCGCCTTATGCGGATCGTCGATCACGATAGCGCCGCCAAACGTGTCCCGCATCTTCCCGGCCCCGTAGCCGGTGATCGTACCGTCTGCCCCGGTAGAATAAACAATCCCGCCCGTTGCGGTCCTGAATTCGTCCTTGGCGTTGCTGTCCTGGCGAAACTGCACCGGGCCAAAGATTTCCGCGAAAGCCTCATGCTGCATGATAGCCCGCGTTTCCCATGTGTTTGTGGTCGCCAGCCGCTTTGAATAGCTGGCATGGATGAACTCACAATCCGGGAAGTTGCCCATGCACCATGCTATGAAGTTCTTGACCGCCAGTTCCGTTTTCCCGGATCGGGGCGGAACATTGATAATCAGCCGCTTTGTTTTTCCTATGACCACCCGTTCCAGCGCCGTGGCGATCTCGTCTTGGTGGCGATTACGCTTGAAAGCCGATCCCTTGCGCGCTTGGTGCATATGGCATGTGAATGCCAGAAGGTCAGTGCGTAGGGTGGCAATCTCATCAGGTGTCAGCATGTTTCCGGTTGAGCGCCTCTAGGATTGCGGCCCCGCTGTCTTTCGGCGTCATGCTGCCGTCGCTGGACGTGTGGTCAATCTCCTGCTTTTCGCGCCAGCCTGCCCGTGTCTTCATCCAAAAGATCATTGCCGCAGTGTCGCCGCCCTTGGCCTTGTTGAACAGCGCCCCGCCGATGGTGGCGTTCGCCTTGGCGCTGGCTAGGTCCAATTCATCCCGGTAATACTTGCGCAGCGTCTTTGGGTCGATACCCAACACCCTGGCTATGTCTTCTTGCGGTGTGCCTATGGTCGCATGAAGCTGAACAAGCTGCTTGGTTTCTGCTGTCGGTTCATGTGGCGGCTTGGTGCGTTTAGGCATTATGCGCCTCAGGATTTGGAGCGTGTGGGTCAGTGCTGCCCTGCCGCCCTGCCGACTGGTCGTCGGTGGTCGCCTGCTTCACACGCTTTGGGTATGGCTTTGCAAGTGGCAAGATGCGCTCTCGCATTTCTGCGTCTAGGGGCATGAGGTAAACGTGCTTCCATTCAATAGGTGCCCATTCAACTCTCTTGCCTGACATTGCCGTTATTTTTTCAGGCGAAGCGGTGCCATATTTCGTATATGCGCTGCGCTTGTGTGTGAAAACTCCATTGATTAGCAATTCTCGCTGAGCCTGTGATTTGCCCTGATAAGTCCAGTTGCCAGCTTGATAAATGCCGCCATGATGGCCTTGCTTTGGGTCAGCATATGACACAACAAGGCGCAAACCGTCACTTTGCTTTTTCAGAAAGCGGATTGCCTGCGCTGCAATCCTACTCACAGGGGCTTGATGACCTGTCAGCGCAATTCTAACAAGTTCACAGGCTTCATCCTGCCCTAACTGATAGGCGCTTGCCATTCTGTTGTTAGCCCCACGCCCGAACAACACAACGCCGATGAACTTGCCGCTTTCCCAAGCGCCTACCTTAACCAACTTACCAGCTGGCAAACATCCACTGTAATGCCAGTTAACGCAGGCATACTTTGCCGCTTCATGCGTGGCCCAGTCTATGCGCAGGTCAGCCTTGCCCATGTTCTCGCAAATCCCATTCAATCTGGCAATGTGGGCATGTAACCATCTTCGGCGCAAGTTCGTCTAGCTTGCCTTGATCATCCTCAGTTCCGGGCGCAAAATTTGGCTCATCAAACAACGCAGTCACTTCGTCAACATCAAAACCCGTCAGCGATAGGTCAAAGCCATCCGCCTCCAGGTCTTGCAGTTCGATCTTTAGCAGGTCGTTGTCCCAACCTGCGTCCAGCGCCAGCCGGTTGTCTGCGATTACATATGCCCGCTTCTGCGCTTCCGTCAGGTGCCCCGCCTCGATCACCGGAAGCTTGCTCAGCCCCATCTTTTGCGCTGCAAGGACGCGGCCATGCCCTGCGATGATGCCGTTTTCCCCGTCTGCGATGATCGGATTAAGAAACCCGAACTCCCTGATGCTGGCCGCTATCTTGGCGACTTGTGCATCGCTGTGCGTCCTGCTGTTCCTTGCGTATGGGATCAAATCCCCAACGGAAACGGTTTTATACACGGGAAATTCCTGTTCCTGCGTGCAATCGCTTGGCCGTCCTGCTGGCATGACGCTTAACGCCCTCTGGCGTTCCTGTGCTGTTGCTGAATAGCATTCTTCCGCGCCCGATCCTCAGTTCCGTTACCGGGGGCGCGTGGCTTGGGAATTACGGGGCGATCCGCTATTGTGTCGGCTGTCCCTCACCCTATGGCGCATGATACCAGATTTTGTATGCCGCGCAAGTGCTAGGGTTCAACTCGCCTCAGACTGCCATGGCTGGCCTCGCCCTTGATCCCGCCGCCTACCGGCATCCACCAGATGCGCTTGCCCTGCACGGCTGATATCTCGACCACCAGACCGGCAAGCGGGCCATCTAGGATTTCCGCCTTGTCGCCCGGTTCGACGCGATACAGCGCCTCCTGCATTTGCCGCTTTGCCTCTGCTATGCGTTCGGCCTCCGTTGGCAGGCCCTGCACCTGGCGGATGATATCCGGGTGGATGCTGACCGGGCGGGCGTTGTGGCAGATCACGCCGGTGATGATGCGCCGATCCTTCATCACGTCCCATTGCGGCTCATGTGTGAAGCGGGCATAGATCAATTGCGTGACTGTGGCGTGTTCCGTCACGATCTTCTTGCCGTTCTTGAACCGCGTTCGCTGTTCCTTGGGGAACATGGCAAAAACGCCCGCGCTGCGCAGCATGGCTGTCTTTGCGGCCTCTTGCCCCGGAGGAACCCTTAACGCGTTCCAGCGGGGCGCACATGGGCTGTCAGATACGACGCCGCGAGGCTTGTGATACGGCACCACCTGCCCGATGGTGTAGCTTGCCCGCTTGTTCACCACACATCACCCCTTAGCTCTAGCTCCACCATTGCGCTCGTCCCGGCGTCGTCCTCGGCTTCCGTCAGAAGCGGGCGGGCCTGCTGTTGCCAGCGTAGGCACTCGGCTACCTTGCGGTCAAGCGCGGCTTCCAGCTTCTGCGCGTCGATCATGCCTTGAATAGCAAACGCCGCGACCGGGTTTAGCGGGCGTTCACCGTTTTCCCAACGGCGGATTGTGCGGCCACCGTTGTCACCCATACCCCAGACCCCAGCCAGATCGTTCTGACTGAGGCCCAAGGTCTTGCGGGCTGCGAGGAATTGGAGTGGGGTCATTTCCGAGTCACTCATGGCACACTCCAAATATCTTGCATGGTCAACTCGCCCGTTCCTGACATTTCGATTGCCGCGCGGATTAGTTTCGAGCCAGTGCAGCAACCGGACAGGCAACGCGTTATCTCGCCCGCCTCAAGACTGGCGCAGTTCATTTGCGCCAGCTTCTTGATGATTAACTCCCTGCGGCGCGGGTTCATACCGCCTCCAGTTCGTCAAGGTAGGCGATGCGGGTGCCGCGATCTGATCGGATAATGTATTCATCGCCGTTGACCGACACGACCCAGAAAGTGAAACCCGAGCATTTGACATTCTGACCAACTGTAAACATTTTGTCTATCTCCTGACTGGCGGGCTTCATTGCCCTATGCACTCAATATAGGGCCACCGGCCCGGTATTGCAAGGGCTAATCTTGCAGCGCTTGCATTTTTTTCAGCGCGGCAAGCTCCTGTTCCAACTCCACGATCCGGCCTAGCGCCGCGTTTTCGCGCTTGTCCTGCTTGTGGCGTCCGGCTTCCATGCGGGCGATCTTGGCGCGCTGTGCGTCAATGGTGGCCTGCATACGGTCGATGGTCTCGCGGGCGCTCATTCCACGCCCTCCTTGCGCCGCCACTGTGTCTTTTTTCGACCACTGATCACCTCAAGGCGCTTTTCAAGCACACCGATAGAAACCTGCGTTGATAGCTGCGATTGCAGGCGCTTGTCGCTCCACGTCTCGATCTTGTCCGCGATCTGGCGGAGCGTCAACCATTCGCCGCCGTCCAGGATGCTTAGAAGCTGCTCGACCGCCGTTTTCATCTCCCTGCGCTTTTCCGCACCGGCCTTGCGCCAGATTGCCTTTTTGCCGCCTTGCTTTTGATCGATGTAATCGCGGGATGCGTCCCCGCAGCTTGTGATAGACGAAAGCGCGCGGCGGGCCTGTTCCGTGTTTAGGCCAGTCTTGGCGGCAAGCTGCGTCGTAGTCTGCCACTGGTCTGTCAGGGCGAGTTGCAGCCGCTGGCGGTTGGTGCGGCGCAACGCCTTTGGCGATATGTCAGCACCCTTGGCAATGCGCCACTGCCCTAGACGCCCGCTTGTCCCCGCCCCGCCTGGGACGATCCGCTTCACCAGCGCTTTGCTTGTCACAAGGCCATGCAGCGCGTTTGATAGCCCGTCATCCGGCATCTCTACATTAGCGGCGATGGTGCGCCGATCCTTCCAACCCGGATTGTCCTTGAGATAGTCCAGCACAGCCTGACGGTAGCCCATTGATCGGCCAACCGCTTCGTTTTTTTGCATGTTATCCCATGCGCCGCCGCCCTGCATTGATCTGTTTTCTCGGTTGGCGACAATCTCGTAAAACCGGCGCACTGCGTCCTCGCCCCACCTCTCAAAACGGCACGGCCCAAGGTTTTCGGATCGGCATATTTTTTCCGGCACAATTGGCGGTGTGCTGCGGGCGGATACGGTCATATGAGAAACCAGCATCAGACGCGCGCCTCCATATATGCAATAATATCTCCACCCCACGGTTTTCCGTTATGATCTAGGCGATGCTTCCAACCAAATTCGCTGGCCTTGCCTTTATCTTGTTCACCGTTTCTTTGCAAAACAGTCACAACCTGATCGGGGGCAACCGGCATAAAACTACCATCATGTTTCAGCATCAGGCACCACCCCTATGAATGTTCTTCACCGCGTCTTGATAATTGGCAATCGCGTCGCCCATCACGTCTCCGGCAACATCGGCCATATAAACGCCGGTATTGCTGTATATGTTCCAGAACGCGGCCTCGCCTGTGTCGGCATTGGAAACGGCTATGCCGACAAGTTCAAAGTTCCCAGGCATGTCATCAATTACTTCATCAAGTAGCGGACAAATTGCCTCTCTCGCCTTTTCTTCCCAACCGTATGTCATGCTCGCGCCTCCCGCTGAAATGGGATCTCGTCGTCCATGTTGCCGCCCATTGGCGAACCGCCCGCGCCGTAGCCGCTAGGGGCCTGCCGCGCCGGGTCGCGGTCGTATCCGCCGCCGGTGTCGCGTTGGCCTTCACCGCTTGGCCCGTCCAGCATCACCAGCTTGGCGTCAAAGCCCTGCAACACGATCTCCGTGCTGTAGCGGTCCTGCCCTGACTGGTCCTGCCATTTCCGGGTTGTGAATTTGCCTTGGATCATGACCTTTGACCCCTTGCGGAGATATTGTTCCGCAACCCTGACAAGCCCCTCGCTGAAAATGGCGACGCTAATCCATTCTGTCTTTTCCTTGCGCTCCCCGTCCTTGGTCTTCCACTTTTCAGACACGGCAAGGCGCAGGTTGCAGACTTTCCCTCCGTTGCTAAAGTTCCGCGTTTCAGGATCGGCCCCAAGGTTGCCTATGAATGTGCACTGGTTTAGCATCTCTCACCCCTCCAACGCGGTTTCGTACATTTCGAGAATTGCGGCCTCTTCGGCCAAGTCGTCGCGGTCGCGCTTTCGGCGGGCGATCACCTTGCGCAGAATTGCCGGGTCATAGCCTCTAGCCCTCGCCTCCGCGTAGACATCCTTTGCCAAGTCAGCGGCTTGCTGCTTTTCCTCGTTCAAGCGTTCGATCCGCTCGATGATCTGGCGCAGTTCTGCACCCTCGGCGCGTTGCGTGTCGGTCATGTCTGTTGCTCCTGTTGTGTGATCACCATGTCAAGCACTTCGCCTAGTTCAACTCCAAAGAGTGTGGCGACATTTGGCGTTTCTGATCTCAAACGAGCCTGCCATAACTGATAGTTTTCTTCACGAAGCGCCTTTACCTTGCTTTTCAATGCTTCGTTTTCGCCTTCGATTTCGTCACGCTCGGCCTCCATCGCGGCAATCATCTTTCGCGCCGCACTTACCTCAACGTCAATTTCCTCGCCAAGTATCCGGTCCAGCGCATCGAGTATCTCGGCAATCGCTTCCTTGCTGGTGTCGGTCATGTGTCTTTCCCTTCGTTGTAGCGCCGCAACCCGTGCATGACGCTGGTCCAATCCTTGCCAACAGCCCGAGCAATATCCGCGCGGGTGTGGCCAGCCTCAACAGCCTTGGCCCAACCGGCCCAGCGCGCTTTGACAATATGCGGCTTGCGGGTGTGGCCTAGCACGTCACCCTCTGAAACCCCGTGACGCTTGGCAGAGGCGCGCATGGCTTCGGTGATGGTCATGACGCCACCATTGAAAGCAGATCCCCGGCACCGTCCTTGACGTAATCGTCCTTCGCCTTCGCAATGTTTTTTGCGGCCTGATTGAAGTATGATGTTTTCAACTCAACACCGATCCCGCGCCGACCAAGGTAAACCGGGCTGTAAACCTCAGAACCCACACCCATAAATGGCGTGAAAACTGTCTCGCCTGGGTTTGTGTAAAGTTCAACGCACCGATGAATGATGTCCAGCATAAGAGGGTGGACGTGCTTTACATCATCTGGTTCTCGCGCTTCACCATCGTCTACAACTGCCCGCGCGGTCAGCCCGCATCCGGTTTTCTGTTTGTTGCTTGCACGAATATCCATCCATGCGCTTGATGCGTATCGACGCCAAACGAAATGCGAAAACTTGTTTTCCTTCTGGTCGCCGTCAAAGCCTCGATATTGGCGAACGTCATCGGGCATGTGTTCCGCACCAAAATATCTCGTAAACCCGCGCTCATGGGTAACCGGAACACGGTTCTCGCCGCGCTTGCGGAAAAACAGCACATAGTCTGCGTTTGCGATGCTGGACTTTGCGCTGTCCTCACAAATGGTTTGGTGAGCAAGTCCACGGACCATGGTGCGAAGCCTGACGGCGAGCGGTTCGTTCCACTTCAAACGCCTGCCCATGAACTGAAACCCGGCTTCCTCGTGAAGTCGGATGATGTTTCCTGGCAGGTCGTGAACAGTGCCAATCGCGTCCTCTCCAATGTCCATGCAGTGAACGCAGTTGATCCTGCCCGGTTTCGTGACGCGCGCCATTTGCTTCACAAGAAACCGATATTGGTCGTAAAACTCGTCGTAGTTGTAGCAATTCGACATGTCCCGTTCATCGCCGGAATACTGAAACAGGCCAGCAAAGGGCGGCGAATATACCGACATGTCAACAGACTTGTCCGGCATGTCTGACACAACCTCAACGCAATCCGCGTTGTAAATCGCATAGTCGTCGGTGATGATCTGGTTCTTTACGGTCATGGGTTCCTCCTTACATCCAAGCGGGGAATTTCGGCTTGTCGCCATCCCCAAAAATCTTGCGGTGACGCTGTGCGTCGATCATGTGGCGCATCATCTCGCCAAACATCTTGTCAGCGGCTTCAGCCTTGCGCTTGCGCGACTTGGCAACGTTGCTGAGGCTTGTGGTTCCGATCTGGTGAACGGTAACAGGCCGCTTTTGACCAAAACGCCAGAACCTACGAACCGCCTGATAGTATTGCTCATAGCTGTAGTCGTCAAAGTAGGTGCAAGCTGCACATTGTTGCCAGTTGACGCCCAAAGCGGCAATCTTCGGCTTGGTCACGAGATACTTGATTTCACCATCCTTGAAGGCGCGAAACTTTTCCTCTTTGGCCTCGTCCTTGTCGCTTCCCTGCAAGTTAACTGCGCCTGAAACGATCTCCGCCAGCAAGTCGGCTTCTGCATTGAACTGGCACCACATGACGCCGCTATCATGTTGCTGGATCAACTCGCCAGCCAACTCACACCGCTCTTTGATCGTGGCCTTTTTTTCTTCCCGTTCCATCGGAAGGCCCTTGACCGGCATTGCAAACAACTGACCGTCAAGCGGCTTGCTTTCAATCTCGTGGTGAATTTCCCGTAGTTCTGGCAACGTCCACCCGTCATCGGAAAACCCAAGGTCTGACGGGCGGCGAATAGCCCGCGCCCATGACGCGACCCACCGCCAAAAATGCGGCTCTGCATGTCCCTTAAACCGCCAGTTTTGGCCGATGTGTGCAGGGTGCAACGTGTCGTCATTGCTTTTGAAGAAAGTTGAAAGCATGTCCATATAGGCCATGTCTCCCAGCGCCTCGGATGATGTCCCAAGTTCGGTGTAATCGTTTGGGCTTGGGGTAGCCGTATACATTGCGCGATATTCAACCTTGCGCATCGCCTTGGTTATCGACGCCTTGATTGCACCATCAAAGTTTTTCAAAATGCTGCTTTCATCGCAGACAATGCCTGAAAAGTCTGAAAGGTCGAAATGATGTAGCCTCTCATAGTTTGTGGTGATGATGCCCTTACCGCTAGGCCAAGTCCCATCAGATGACCGATAAGCCTCAATGTCAAACTTGTTTGCCTCATCCACCGTTTGCGAAGAAACAGAAAGCGGGGCCAATATCAAAACGGGGCGATTGGTTTTGCGGTGAACGTTCTCAGCCCAAACAAGCTGCATGAGAGTTTTACCAAGCCCGCAATCTGCAAATGTTGCCGCGCGACCCTTGGACAATGCCCAGTCGATCAAGTGATTTTGAAAGTCAAAGGCGTTCGGATTTTCATAGACAGGCTTGAACCCGAACTCGCCAGACAGGTGCGTCTTGGCTTCAACAAAAACCTTGTATTCTTCTAGGCTCATATTCCCTCCTTGCGCACCGCCTGTGCTATCGTTGACGCTGGCCGGACATTGAACGGGTCTATCCGGCTTTCCAAAACACTTGCGCTGTTGCAATTACCCGCAGCGTCAACGTGGCCACTGTTGCATGACGTGGCCACCTCGTCAAGCCTGTTTGTCACCAATCTGCACGTTCACGGCGCTGCGCCTCTCGCGCTTCGCTTGCCGCCTTTGCTTTGGACAGCGCGCTAGACACGTCATGATCCGTGTCAGCGCCCCAATGCTCCAGCGTGTTGCGGCCATGCTCGAAAAGTGAGCTTCCCGGCGCAAAGCTGTTAACCCAACGCTTCGCGTTCTCGATGACAACGTTATCCAGCAAGTGCTGTTCATCCAGGCTCAACCGATGACCGTTCATTTTCCACCTCTACGCTTGTTGATGATTGCTATGATGCGCTGCGGGTTTGGATACTGCCCTTCTCCGTTCCGCGCGAAGTACGCGAAGGCGTCGGAAATCCACTCAACAGGATAAGGCCGCAAAGCCTCCACCCAAAACTGAAACGCCGCGCGCCTCGTTTCAACCGGCATGTGCTGCATCCCCGTCATCGCGGCCACAGGCCCCTCTATCGCGCGTCGAATGTCAGGATCGCGGGCAGCGCTAGTAGAAGGCAGAGCCGGTTCCGTTGACCTGATTGCCACGGCGCTTTGATCCCGGCCCGATCTGCCCCCAGTTGACGGAGTTTCGGACCCACGTTGCGAAAGCCCGGTTCCAGTCAGCGAAGCGCTTATCTTTTGCATGTGCGTCATCCCTAAATTGCTCATAGCAGAATTGCAGGTCATCGTTCGTCAGATCGTGCTGATCCCTAAGCCTCAAAGCTGTTGCCTGATCTGGTGTCCAGTCGTCTGGCATTTGCTTAGAAGGCTTTCGCCTTTTTGGCTTGGAAGGCGAAGCCGCCCCAATAGATACGTTAGTATCTATCTCTGGTTCTGGTTCTGGTTCTGGTTGCTTGGGCATTGCTTTAGCATTGCTAGATGTAAAATCGTTTACTTTCGCAGCCTTAGCTCGCCCACCCTTTGATCCAGCCTTTTTCCGCTTTTCGTGCGCTTCGCTTGCAGCCGCAAATTCCCTAGCAAGCCTAGCATTGCTATAGCGCCCCTTGATGATGGTGAAAAACTCGCCCAAGACAGCCTTAACCGCTTGCTTGTCCTCGTCGGAATGCGCCCTGACCCGTCGCATTATCCAAGCCTCGTCGGCTGGCATCGAACAGCCCGGCGTCATCCAGCAGATGCGCAGAAGGCGGTTATATGCGCCATCCTCCGCCATCGACAAATGAGACGTGTCAGCCTCAAAGTCGGTCGGATACATTGGAAAATATGGAAGTCCCATTTTGGCCCTTGTGTTGGGCTGAGGTCTTGCGCGCATCACCACAATGCGCTAAGTTTTCCTCAGCGGGTAGTGATCGCATCTTGGCCTAACCAGCCGACAAAAGCAAGCCCGCCCTGTCATCTCGATCGGGCGGGCTTCGCGTTTCACCCCACCGGCTTGATATGCACCAAGACGCAGCCGCCAGGCGTCTTGTCGCCACGCTGCAGAAGCATTGAACGCCATTGCGCATCATCCACCGCGATAGCCTCTGCCACGGCGTCCAGCCCCTGCTTGCAGCGCGCCAGCATGTTGTCGAGATCGTAGCGACGCAGAGAAGGCGGGCAGAACGTGATTTCCACGTCAACAGCATCGCAGCCCATGGGCCGGACGTTGCGGGCCTTGCATTCCCAAGCGCAGGCGGTCTTGTATGCCTTCGCGGCGCTAGCCTTCTTTCGCCAATCACCTTGCCGCCCCGCGTTTGGGCTTGTCTTTCCCGGTGGCCATGGAAGGCGGATCAGGTATTCAGTCACCGCTTTACCTCCAATCCAATGAGATGACGCGCAATTCCTAAATTTATGCAAACTTCTGGAATATACGGAACACTTGCCCATTCAGGGTCAGAATGAAAATCAATGTTATCATCATCAGTAGCAGACAGAAAATTGAAGCCTCCAAAAAACAGGATTAGCATTTTTTTACACCAATCAAAAGCCAAGTGCCTTTCAAGGCTATGGACATCTGCAAAGGTTACAAAAAACTGACTGGTTCCCTTGTCTTTGGCGGATATTGTCAAGCCGTCAAGTTTCCAATCAATTGGGCAAAATTGCATCATAGTTTCAATGCGGACCATTAGCTCATCCACTTGATATGAGTCGTCTCTATGTTCTCGCATATCACCAATGCTTGTAATGTTATCGTTGTTCATTTCCCCAACTCCACCCGCATAAGATCGTGCGTTGCATCCCGCACCGCGTCAGTTGCCGCGTGAATGGCGCGGGTATCCCGGCGGGCCTCAGCATCCGCCAGACGGTCTAGCGCCTCCTGACGGGCCGTTTCAGCGCCGACATGACGCAACAGGCGGTCAAGGCGGGCCTTGCGGCGAAATGGGTTAAGCATCACAGTTCCTCCATGCGGATAGACGCGCAATCGGGCGTCCCGTCGATCACGTCAAAGGTGATGCGGTGGGTGTCGTCGTCGTCTGACCACGCTTCCCAAGCTTTAAGTAAGCCACCAGCGCGCAACTCTACAGTCTCCCGCTTGGGTTCTGGCGGGCGGACGCGGTAATAAAGTGTGTTGGAATACCCAACATTATCATCCAGTGCCCATCCTGTTCCGTTGCTGCTGCTCTCAATCACCTCTCCACGATGATGTTTCAGCAACAGCGCGCCCTGTTCCTCGTCCGTCATCTCGCCCCATGTCTTGGGGGTGGCGGAAGCGCGGGAAACGATGCGGTATTTTCTGCGATATTTGACATCAAAGTGAGGGTCGAAAAAACCACCATTATACCTTTCTGACTGGATGACTGCCATCCCGTCATCTCTAATGATAAGTTCAAGGCCGATATAGCTTGGACAATCATGCTCGACGCACTCCACCACGTCACCCGGCTTCACGTCGAGTTCGGCAAGTGTTCCTGTTTCTTCGGTCATGTCACTTCTCCTTTTGCTTTGACAATTGCTGCGCTGAAACCTACGCTTGCCGCAGTAGCAGACAGCGGGGCTTTCCTTGGAACGCTGCTACACGCGCACCCGCAAGGGTCGGCATATCACGGTAAGGCGCACCCGCATGAAGACAGGGCCTCTTTCGGGGGGCCTTTTTCATGTCATTCCTCCAATGTCAGCCGCATGTAAGCGGCAAGGTTTCGAATGTGTATCGCATAGACACCGCGCGACGGGTGTTCCGCCATTTCCGCGACTTCCGGGCCTAGCGACTTGGCCAGCGCGTTTACCTGCGCAACTGTGGTTCAGGCGCGGAATTGTTCCTTGATCTCGTCGGCGCGCTTATACATGGCCGCATATTGCCCGCTACCAGTGGCCACGTCAAGGCGATATTTGCGCTTGCATAGTGGCCACGCGGCGCGTATGGTGACGGTGTGATATATGGAGGAAAGCGAATGACGCGACAGCAATTCCGCGACGTGATGGCAGAACGCCGCCAGTGGCCGCGCAAATCACTTGAATGGCAGTATCTGACCAGAACCGCAAAAATCTACCTCGCCATGTTGCGGGGTGTGCCTGCTAACGATTGGAAGAACCCATGACCGACAAGAAAACAGGGCTTGCCCTTCTTCGAGAGCCGTTCCCGTCGAACCAGATCAGCAAGCTACCGAAACCGACAAAGCGCCAGACAGATGACGTGCGGGCCGATTTCAAAAAAGGCATTCGCTGCAAGTTGTGCGGCCAATGGCACCACCCTGACGTGGCGCACCTTGATTATGTAGGCCACGCCGCTCTGACCGACAGGCTGCTCGACTGCGACCCAGAATGGAACTGGGAACCCATGGCATACGGCGAGAACGGGTTGCCAGCTTTCCAAGGCGAGGGCATGTGGATCAAGCTTACGGTGTGCGGCGTCACCCGTTTTGGCTATGGCGACGCGCCCGGAAAGAAGGGCGGCGATGCGATCAAGGAAGTCATCGGGGATGCCTTGCGCAATGCAGCGATGCGGTTTGGCGCGGCGCTTGATCTTTGGCACAAGGGCGATTTGCACGTTGATGATGGCCCAGAGCAGCAGGAACCCAAGCGCGAACAGCGGCGGGCGCAGCAAGAACCGTACAGGCTGCCGCAGGAAGCCATTGACACTGCCAAGACCAGCTTGGCCGGGGCCGATAGCCTGGATCAACTCAAGGCGATATGGTCCGACCTTCCCAAGCAAGTGCAGATTGTGCCTGACGTGATCCAGTCCAAGGACGCGCGCAAAACCGAACTGCAAGTCGAAGCCGAGCACGACAATGCTGTCAAGGGTGACTTTGGCGGCGATGGCATCAACTATTGAGGTGATCAAATGGACTATACCTGCTTTCTCGATATCGAAACGATCCCGCTGCAAGATCAAGGGAAAATCCTTGAAATCAAGGCGGACATTTCCCCGCCCGACAACATTAAGAAGCCCGAGAGTATTGAAAAGTGGCTTGAGGAAAACGCGGACAAGGCAACGGCGGAAAAGGTAGCCAAGACCAGCTTTGACCCTGCGCTAGGGCATATCTGCACAATCTCATGGGCCATTGACGATGAAGACCCGATGACAGCCCACGCCACGACGCTGGAACAGGAGGCGGCCGTTTTGCGCGCTTTCTTTGGTTCACTGCGGGAAAACCACCGCTACAGCTTTGTTGGCCACTATGTTGGCGGGTTCGATCTGCGGTTCATCCTTTGCCGCGCGGTCGTGCTTGGCGTGAAAATCCCGCAATGCCTGCCCCGCGATCCGAAGCCATGGGATAAAACGGTTTTTGACACAATGACAGCATGGGCAGGGGCGCGCGGAACCATCAGCATGGACAATCTCTGCGCTGCTCTTGGCATCGAAGGGAAAGGCGACTTTGACGGAAGTCAGGTTGCCGAGGCATGGGCGAACGGCGAACACGAAAAGATTGCCGCATATTGCGCCAGCGACACAACCCGCACCCGTGAAATCTGGCGTCGGTTTAATGCCGTGGGCTGGTAAATGACTACCCGCGTCATAAGAACGCCGGAAGACGCCGACAAGCTGGCCGCGATGATCAAGGCGCGCGGCCAGTTCCCTTGCACTGTGACCGTGACCAAGGGCGAACCCCGCCGATCACGGCAGAACCGGCTTTGTCAAAGGTGGTTCACAGATATCGCTGTGCAGCTTGGCGACCAGACACACGAGGATGTGCGCGCATACTGCAAGATGGTTTTCGGTGTTCCGATCCTACGCGCTGAAAACGAGGCATTCCGGCTGTCCTATGACCGGGTGATGAAACACCTGCCATACGAGGAAAAGCTGGAAGCCGTGAAGGCGTTTGATCTGCCAGTGACCCGGTTGATGACCGTGAAGCAGATGACCGCTTTCATGGACGAGGTAACGCGCCACTGGACGCCGCAGGGCGTTCGACTAACCCACCCCGATGATCTGAAATACCAGGAGGAATTTCAGTGAAGCGCAGCCCGCTCAAGCGCAAGACGCGCCTACAACCTGTCAGCGCCAAGAAGCGGTCGCACAAGGCCGCAGAGAAGGCGCAGGGGGCATGGGAACACATGGCGCGGGTCAAGGCCCTGCCGTGTGTTGCTTGCGGTGCGCCGCCGCCCTCACAAGCGCACCACGTAACCGGCGATAAGCAGCCACGATCTGACTGGCGCGTTATCCCGCTATGCTATGAGTGTCACCAGGGGCAGCACGGCTACCACGCCGCCAAACGCTCATGGGTTGCGCGGCATGGCCCGGACTTTGAATTGCTGCCGGTCGTCGCCAAGATGCTGGACATAAAAAAACCGGGACACTAGGCCCCGGAAAGTTTTCCGCGCAAGGGAAGAAAACGCGGGTCGTTAGAATGGCGGGTCGGGCTGTTCCTTAGTCGGGCCGGTCCACAGGTCACCGGTCGCAGGCTTGTCGCGGTTGTGGCGCTGCAATAGCGCAGGCGATGGCCAGCCCCATTTCGTAAGGTTCGCTTCGTCGCCGGAGTTTGGTGCGCCTGGAACAATGTCAGGATGCCACAGGTCACGCATTGCGCCGGTCCTTCGCGGCCATCAGCGCCGCGACCAGCGGGGCGTTTGGTTCTGGCGGGGCGACGGTCATTCCCCCGCATCCTGCTTTTCCGTGCGCTTTGCCAGCCGATCCAACACCGCCCGCACATACGCGCTTGCAGTTGTGCCGCGCTTTGCCGCCGCATTGTGCCAGCCT